GCTTGCTTGATGTTGTTTCTCTTGTTGTTGCTTTAATATTTCTTCTTTGCGTTCTTCAAACATTTCTAACTCTTTTCTTTTTGCAATGTCATAACTGCCTGCAATATCTTTAATCACCTGATTTAAATCTATCATTTTATAATCTCCCTGAGTTGTTAAAAGTATTATTAGTTATTATTGTTTCTTCTTTTGTAATTCTATCCCTAAAAAAATCTAGACCACCATTAGAACCATAATAAATATGTGATCCTATTGTGATGTTATATTTCTTCGCATTGCTCCACGCTACTTTTCTAGATTGTGAATTTATGCCTTTGTAAAATCTTTGGTTTAAATCTATCATATAATTATTATCCTTTTAAAAATTGAGGGGGAATCTCACCCCCTCGTGGGAGAAACTAAATTTTAGCTTTATAAATAAAAGTACTTAAAATATCAATTTGTTTCCAGATATGTTTAGAAGATTTTTTTTGATCTTTGATATTCATTGTAAGTAAAAGCAATTCGTTTAATGCCTTAGTTGCTTTTTCTTGTTCAGTGCTCATTTCTTCATTTGTATTAGGTTTATATGGATTCATTTTTTACTCTCCCAGAGTTTCTGTTAATTGAAGCTCAAGTATAACCTTAATTGTGACCCAGTACAAGAAATAAATTAATTATTTTTTTCCTATCATATGCCCAGGGCCCAGTCAAGTAAAATATTTAAAATTCCTAAAAAAAATTTCTTCGTCGCTAAAGCTCCTCAGTTCTATAATTCTTTTTCGCAGGCTCAAAAGGACTTCTTTAGAAAAACAAAAGCTCTATAATTCTTTTTCGGCAAAGCCTCAAAAGGCTATATATTTTTATGCACAATTTGATGGATAACTATTGATCGCTAAAGCTCATCTGGGATTTTAAAGGAATCCCATTCTCGCTGATTAGCTCTTCAAAGTTACCCACAAAATTGCACACAAATTGAGGTGCTAAATTGAATTAAATGAAACCTATAATACCTTCTTGCTAAACCCTAATATTGCTCCCTTTGATAAGGATGAGAAGTAGAAGGAATACCAATGAACTCAATAGGTTAACGAAAGGTATAAGGTGTCTATCTGGCATTGAGTTCTGTGGGGACTGTGGAGTTATAGAGTAGTAACTATAGACTCCATAGGACTTTATAGCTCCGTAAACCAGATAGAACTCTTTAAAAGTACCCCTAGCTCTCCAAGCCTCCATAGATCTCTGTAGTCCTGTGGAGTTCTGCAGGATAAAGAGTCTATCTGAGCTTGCGAAGGTTACTTTTTAGAAGCTATAGTCTACAGAGATCTATAGGGGGGCAGGAGACCATAGGGGTACTACCCATATATATAGGATATACATACATTTTGTAGGAATTTAGGTTATAAACCAGATAGAATACTGGTTAATCTGCGGGCTTCATAGTCTCTATAGAGCTAGGTATATACTAGGTTGAACCCAGGGGGCTGGATTACTTTAGTATATAGTCCATATCTCCACTTGTCAAGTAATATCGTAAATAACTTGACAAATTCTCCACAGACTATATACTATTCTAATGGCAGTATTAAATACAATAGAGAAAAGAGAAGTAAAACGAGAGCTAACAGAGAAGCAACAGTCTTTTCTAAAGCACCTTGTAGAAACTCAAGGGGATGCAAAGCAAGCTGCAAAGTTAGCAGGCTATTCTTCCCCCCATCATCACGTTGTAAAGAGTTTAAAGTCTGAAATACTAGAGCTAACCAAAGAAGTATTAGCTACATCAGCTCCTAAAGCAGCTTTTAAGCTCGTAGAGATTATGGAATCTACTCGCCCTGTTGTCCAGGCTGGTAATAAACTAGCAGCAGCCACTACTTTACTTGATAGAGTAGGGGTAGCAAAGGTAGATAGGGTAGATGTGAATCATAACGTAGGGGGCGGTATCTTTTTAATGCCAGATAAAGCACCTATTGAAATAGATCAAGAGCATTATACTGTAATTGAACACGAGGAATAATACTATGGACTTTCTAATAGGACTAATATTTGTAGCAGTTGTTGCTGCTGTCATTATAAAACGAAAAAAACCTGAACTGTGGGCTAAACTTAGAGCAAAGATGCCCTTGTGAAAAGGAACAGCAGAGACAGTCAGTTTAAAAAACAAGGACAGAGAGAACAACGCTACGATCTAAAGCAGCGTAAAGATAAATTACAATATAAAGAAGCACTATCACAGATGAGAAGCTATGGCCGTCAAAAAAGGTAAGAAGAAATCAACAGTAAACAAAGCAGGTAATTATACTAAACCTACTATGCGGAAGAATCTATTTAATAAAATTAAAGCAGGTAGCAAAGGTGGTAAAGCTGGTCAGTGGTCTGCACGTAAAGCGCAGATGTTGGCTAAAGAATATAAAGCAAAAGGCGGAGGATATAGATAATGCCAATGGGAAAAGGAACATATGGTTCTAAAGTAGGTAGACCTAAGAAAAGAGCTATGTATAAAAAAGGTAAGAAAGTTACTAAAGAACTTACTCAGCGTCAAAAAGATACGCTAAAGAAACATTCTGTGCATCATACATCTAAACATATGACTGAGATGCGTAAGTTAATGAAAGCAGGTAAGACCTTTACCCAATCACATAAGATGGCTATGAAGAAAGTAGGCAAGTAGTATGGCCTTAAAGAAGTCTCAAAAGTCTCTAAAGAAATGGACAAAGCAAAAGTGGCGCACCGCTAGTGGTAAAAAGTCTTCTGAAACTGGTGAAGTGTATGCTCCGTCTGCAAAAATTAAAAAGTTAAAGTCTACTGCAGCAGGCAGAAAAAAACTTGCAGCAGCAAATAAAAAGAAACGAGAAGCTACCAAGAAAGGAAAGCAACACGCTAAACACGGCTTACATAAAAAGAAAACTAAGAAAAGGAAAAAGAAATAATGGCTAAGAAAAAAGATCCTAGACTTGCAAGAGCAGGTGTGTCTGGATATAACAAGCCTAAACGCACTCCTAGCCATAAAACTAAATCTCATATTGTTGTAGCTAAAGAAGGCGATAAGATTAAAACAATACGCTTTGGACAGAAAGGAGCTAAGACGGCAGGTAAGCCTAAAGCAGGTGAGTCAGCTCGGATGAAAGCTAAACGTAAAAGCTTTAAAGCTAGACACGGTAAAAATATTAGAAAAGGTAAAATGTCTGCGGCTTATTGGGCAGATAAGGTTAAGTGGTGACGCTGTTAGCTGCAGATAATTATGTAAGACGTACCTCCTCTACTGTTCCTTTTGGGTATGAGTTGTCTCCTGTAGATGGGTATTTAAAACCTATACCTGAACAGATTAGTATATTAAAAGAAGTAGCTGAAGCTATACACGCAGGAGAAATTAGTTTAGGTATCGGTGTCGATTGGTTAGAGGCTGAAACAGGTAGATCTATTTCTAGAGCAGGCTTAAAGAAACATACGGATAAAGTATATGGAAGATTGGGAAAGAAATCCTAAAAATTACTTGACAGATGCTCAAGGGAACTATATACTAAAGAAAGACGGAACTCCGAAGAGAAGAAGCGGAAGACCTAAAAATTCTGAGTTATCAGACGTTAGAGCAGCTTTACAGGCGCAAAAGGCTTTAAAGAAAAAGAAATCTAAAGTTACCAAGTTGCGCAGGAACTTACGTAAAGAAGAAAAAAAGTTAGCTCAAACTAAAAAAGTTTTAACTTCTAATGTACTTACTGAAGCAGAAAGTAAAGAATTACCAGATGCAATACAGCAACATTTAGAAGATACAAATTCCTACGTTGAGTTTATGCCCAACGAAGGGCCACAGAAAGATTTTTTAGCTGCACCAGAAAAGGATGTCTTATATGGTGGGGCTGCAGGTGGTGGTAAGAGTTATGCGATGTTAATAGATCCATTGCGCTCTTGTCACAACCCTGTACACAGAGCATTGATACTTAGAAAGTCAATGCCTGAATTAAGAGAATTGATTGATAAGTCGAGGGAGTTATATCCCAAAGCCTTTAAAGGGGCTAAGTTTAAAGAAGTAGAAAAGCTATGGCAGTTTCCTAGCGGAGCTAAAATAGAATTTGGATTCCTTGAACGTGATGCAGATGTCTACCGTTATCAAGGTCAGGCATATAGTTGGATAGGTTTTGATGAGATTACTCATCTACCTACAGAGTTTGGTTGGAACTATCTAGCTTCACGTTTAAGAACAACAGATAAAAACTTACAGACTTATCTTAGATGCACAGCAAACCCAGGCGGAGTTGGTGCGCAATGGGTAAAGAAAAGATATGTAATACCATCAGATTCTAACGCAGCATTTATAGGACACGATGGACTTACAAGAAAATTTATTCCCGCTAGATTACAGGACAATCCTTATCTAGCAGAAGACGGTGAATATGAAAGGATGCTTAACTCGCTTCCTGCTGTACAACGTAAACAGTTACT